TTTTGTGAGACCGAATAGACGGCCATGACGGCCTACCTTTCGGAAATTATGACTTAAGAAGTTTTACGAACTTGGTTGCGTCTGCCATGAACGCGGCTGCGTAGCCACGGAAAGCAATCGTTCGGCCAAGTGTGCTTGGTACGTCAATTGAGATCGCGCCCTTTTGCTGTTCGTAGAATTCGAAGCCTGCTGCTGCGCCTGCTGCATGTCCTACGACACCTTGCAAAGCGCCCGAACCGGTACCGCCAGCCATGTTCTTGTCAACAACAAGAACGAGACCCAATGGGTTGCCGTTCCATGATGTTGCAGCCGAATTGCCAAACGCGTTCTGACCAATGAGGTTTGGTGCGCCAACGTATGGGAATACTGGCTGGCCCGTTGACGTGGTGAGCATGCCCAATTTCGCCCATGTGATCGGACTGACGAAATAGTGGGTTGGCAAGTAGTTGCTGCTGTTGCTGATTTGGTATGCAGCGCCGTAGATCGCTTCAATGAAGTCGGCTGGCGATGACAAGTCAACAACGGTTTCGGATTGTGAAACACCGCTAACCATGGTGTCAACTGCGTAGTTGTCCGTGGCCTGTCCGTAGGCAATTGCCAACTGATTGATGACGATGTTGAGCGAATTTGGGTCTGTCCAGTCGAGGTCTTGTTCCGACAAAGTGACGTACGTTCCAAAAGTCAATTTTGAAATGTCGTTGTTTGTAACGGTGACGGTTGACGGGTCAAGCGCTGTCAACTGGCCTGTTGGTTGCTGGGTTACTACTGGCCTTGTCCCGATTTTTGGACGACGGAATGTCGCACCACTCTGTGGCATGGCACGTGTACCAATTGCCGACACAAAAGGGCGCACAGGGTTTAGCGAGTCGTAGACGCTACCGGTGATGATCTCTGGCAAAATACCGGGGGTTGACTCGGTGTTAATGTCCGGTGCTACGCCCGGTGCTGCTTGCACCATTGCGCTGTTGATGTTTGCGTTAAGTTGTGCAAAGTCTGCACCACCACGCACAAATGAAGCGATGTATTCGCTAGGTGACGGCAAACGCAACTTGCGAGCCTGTGCGTAAATTGGTTGCACGGCTGACGCTTCAATTACTGCTGGTGCTTCTACTTCGTTTGACATTTCGGTTACTTCCTTTTCTTGGTCTTGTTCTTTATTTAACTCTACTTCGGGTTCGTTTTGGTGGATACTGGCAGCGACGCGCTCAACCTTGGCGGCCTCAAATGCGCCATAGGGCAGTAGCGACAATTCTTGCCAGTCAGCCTTGCTAACAATCATGGTGCCGGCTTCGTCAAAACTAAATTCGACTGGTTGCACCCCGACGGAAAGGCTGTCTAAAACGCCGTCTTTTGCTAGTTGTAAACTTTCGTTGCCTAGCACGGTTTCACTTATTTTGGCTTCAAACATTACAAAGTTGCCTACTTCGGTGCGTTCCGTGACTACGCCGATCGGCTGGGTGCTGTCGTGGTAAAGGTACATTTTTGGCTTTTTACCTTCAAGCGGTAGCGAACCGGGCAAAAACCTAACCATTTGGCCGTCAGAAACTACGGCGTCAACGTTGTATTCGAGTGCGACGCCAGCAAGGGTGCGACGTGGCAGCGCGTCACCTTTTGCGGCGTCTAAATTTAATTCTTGTGGGGTTAACCTAAGCATTTGCTTGCCTCATTTCCTCGGGCGTTTCCTCGACGTAAACCTCGGTGTTGTATTCGTTTGCTAAATAACTTTCAATGTCAAACATAACACCGGTGCCACGCGGTAGGACGTTATCCGCGCTAAGTGTTTCTTGTATGCAATCTATGTACGGTTTCACGCCAAACGTGTATAGGTCGCGTGACGCTTCGCTACTTGAAACGTAACTGTAATTTCCAATGCTGACCGAAACGAGGTACGCGGGGACATTGGCCAAACGAGCGATCTCTTTCGACTGGTATTCGGCTGCGTCAATTAAAAGCATTTTGTCGGGTGTTGCGGTGTTTGGGATTACTTCTACAAATTCGTTTACCGCGCACGTCGCTGAATTTAAACGCGCATGGTCGTAGGCTGCTGCCATGTCACTAAGTTCTTGGGCCGACATGGGTTCACCACCCACCTGCCGCAAGGTCGTGGCTGGCATGGTACTAAGGCTGTTGCGGTTACGGGCCTGCTCTAATTTAAGCGCGGTGTTAATTGACGTGTAACCGGTGTAAATCAAACCTTGTACCGGTGACATAAATTGAATTACGTCTTTGTAGTCAATTGGTAAACCGTTAAACAAAATTTGTTTTGACGGGCCGAACCTGACCGACGACTGCTGATCCTGCAAAGTAATCATTGCGGCGGGTAGACGCGTAAAGTTCATTGGAAAGCCGTCGCTACTACGTTCCGTGACAAACCAGTAGGCCGAACCGTAAAATAGCAAGTCGTCAAAAGTCCAAGACAAAATAAAGTTGTTTGTTACGCCTTTGTCAATGCGACGCAACCAACTACGCGGCGCCTCGGGTACGCGTTCCATTTCGTCGCCGTTCCACATTTCTTTGTACATAACCAACGGCAAACAACCAATGACGCTTGCCATGAGATCGCGGGCACGGCTTAGCGTTGGTACTTGCATAAAACGGGCGCGTTGGTCGCCTTCGACATAGGCATAAAAGTTGTTAATTTGTGACGCGCCAGCGTTGCCACCGGCAGCGGCTTTAACTGTTTTTGCTGGTTCGGGTTTGCTTGTAAAAATGCCCATGTTTTTAGTTTGTCACAATCTGCTGGTTTTTGGTGGCACTAGCCAGCGCCGACAATCCCCGACGGAAAGCGAGCCAACTAGTGCCAAAACAACTTTACTGTAAACCGCTAACGATTACGGGTTTGCCAATTAGTTGTGGACGTGACGCCAGCGCGGCCGCCCAAATCATGCAACGACACGCTTCGATTGGCCCGGGTGAACGTGTGCTTGACACCGCAACGCTGCCTTGGTGTTTGATTAAAACGGCGCGGTTTACATGACTGTTTAACAAATTTTCGTTGTTGTGGGTTATGCGGTTTTCTAAGATCATGGCCCTAACCGCGCTAGTCCATTTCAACAATTCTTTGTACCCAACTATTGTGCGCCGGCGTTCGTGTTGTGGTGGGCAATGGTTTTCTAACGCTGGGACTATGGCCAGCCGTAAGTTTGGGTTTAGCGCTATTTCGGTTTCTACCTTGGCCCATAATTCGGCAATGGTTTTAGCAACAAACGCTATTTTTACATGGGTTTTGTTGCCTACTTGTACGGCGCGCACGGCGGTATATGTGCTTTCGTCTACGGCTATTTCAATTGCTAACACCCCGCCCGGTGGCGCTGGTTGGTCGGTTGCTAATGCCTCGAATACGCCCGGTTCTAACCATGCTGTTGTGCTGGCCTGCCATAGGTTTACCGACGCACGTAGAAATGCTATGCGGTTAGGGCTTTCGGCTTCGGAATGAATTGTTTTTAAATCAAGTGTGTGCCCTAGCGCGGGGTTTGCGTAAGCCCATGCTTCGGGTGTCATTGGGTCAATTGGTGGCGGGCTGTATTCCGCAAAGTAAAGGCTGGTTTGTTCACCGCTGTCAATTGCGCGTAAGCCTTGGTCTCGCCAGCGAAGCATGGCCGTAGATTCTTGCGTCCCCGCTGTTGACGTCATAAGAAAACTAGGGTTCTTTTTTGCGCGTTGGCTAGGTAATAAACCTTCGTCAATTGCGGCTTGGCTAATGTCAAATACTTCGTCGGCAATGATGAGATCACATGAGTAACCGTGACCCGCTGCCGGTGTCGCCGCTCGAACATGCCACGTTGACCCGTCGGGCATAATAAGTTTTTGCCGGCCATATGACCAACTAATTTCGGCGCCAAACCGATCTTTTAAAATTGGGGCAAGGTATGTAAAGAAAGCGGTTGCAAGGTCAAGTTTGTGCGCGGTACTAATCACCGTTACTGGCTTCCCTCTTTCCTTGCCTTGAGTTGCTAGAAACCAGCCAAGGTAAGCAGCGTTCATAGTTGTCTTACCATTTTGACGCGCAACCGAAACCAAGTTAACCCGGTGCAACCAATCCCCGTTTGCTTCTTTTGCCGTAATTCCATGCAAAACATGTAGTTGCCACGGCATTAAATCCACGTCCAACACCTCTTTAGCAAAGTACCCAATTTCGGTTGCAGCCGATTGGTGACCGCTGTGAGTGGTCGTTTCCAATCTCGGCCGGTCGTGACCAGTTCGGGCCAGTCCGTCGTTATTGGGGAATATACGAAATATGTCTTGCGGGGGCTTCGTCTGTTCGTGTAAAAAAACGCTGTGAGTGTTTGGCTCGTTAAACCCTTGTGGGTGTTGGGTTTTGTGGCGTTCGCGTTGTGTCTTTACTTGCTGGCCACGTCGAGCATTGCAGGGCTTACATGCCGGCACGAGGTTGTCCATATTGTTGCCGCCGCCTTCAATGATTGAAAGCACATGGTCGGCTTCGGTTGCGACGTTGACACCGCACCAATGGCACGGCGGGTTGTCTGCTAACAAACGCGCACGGTTCTTTTTAAATTCTGTTTTGTTTCGTGTCTGACTGTTTAGGTTCGTGGCCATGCTCACGCGCCTACGGCTTGTGCTAGCGCGGCGCTCACGCGCCTTGCTGTTGGTTGGTGTTGGTTACTAATCATGTCGGGCTAATCCTTTGTGCATTGTTTGTTATGTGTATGTCAATGCTTACACCATGTAAAGCCTAATGCGCTAAAGCCCCACCCACGGGGTTGCCCTAACCCGTACCCTCTAATTTGCTTATTGGCTGATTATGTTTACAGCCTGCCACGCCAGCGGCCCGGTCATTTCGTCGCGCATGATTAGGGGCATGGCGTACTACCCACGTTTCCGTGTGTCACCAACTACCGTGCAAATGGTTTAGGTCTATGCGTTATTCTCTGCAGCCATAATTAAACGGCCTATGTACTCTGCAACTTGCGGGACTACCGCGTTACCTAATCCTCTAAGTCTGTCCACCCTGTGGGAAACCCCATTAACCACTCGACCCACGTCGGGTTCAACTTGCCACCAACCGCCATTGGTAAATCCTTTTCCGTGCCCTTTAAAGACCGACCCGACGGCCCTTTCCAATCCCGTGCCTGCGGTGTCGGCCACATTTGTACCGCGTCCGCTAACCCTAAACTGTGCGACGTTTTGCCGTTCTTGGACTTCCTGCGCCCCGACGATGTTAGTTCCGCGTTCGGGTGTTCTACCTCTTGCGTCGTTGGGGTAGGCCACAATAATAAGTCGGTCTCGTCTATGGGGCGCACCCAATCCGGCTGCTGAAACAATGCGCCATTCCGCGTCATACCCGATTTCGGCAAGTTCACCAATAACTTCAATTCCCCCCATAGTGAGGTGTCCTCTGACGTTTTCCAACACCGCATAGTCGGGTCGTAGTTCGCTAATGGCGGTTCGTACCCAAGGCCAAAGGTGTCGTGGGTCGTCGGTTCCTTGTCGTCGTCCTGCAAGGCTGAATGGCTGGCAAGGGTATCCACCGCAAATAACGTTAGGTCGCTCAATGGTTGACCAGTCAATGTCTTTAATGTTTCCATGGTTTGGCACCTCAGGCCAATGCTTCTTTAAAACCTTGTTGCAGTAATCGTCTATTTCTGATTGCCAAATTACTTTAAAGCCGGCTCGTTCTAAGCCAAGGTCAAGCCCCCCAATACCGCTAAAAAGGCTGCCTACCGTAAGCATTATTGGGTGCCGTAATCCTTAATAATTATGCGCGCCCAAATTTGGTTAGACAAATGTTCCGTTGACCAACGCAAATGTTGTAACACTTTGTCTTTGCACAAGTAATCTTCGTGCGCTGTTTGCATTTCGTCAATTAAACGAACCATGCGGGTTAGTAGTAAAACTTGTTCTTCAACGTTCATTATTCGCCTTTGCTGCTCGGTAGTTTTTTCATTGCGTCAATTACTTGTGTTGCTTGATCGGGGCTAAGCACTTCAAGCGTTACCGCATCGCTGTTTAGCGTTACCGCTATGTAATCATGTAACGCGGCTTCGTCAAACCCAGCGCCCTTGGCAAGCGACTTAATGAAATACAACTGTTTTTGGCTTGCTATTCGACTATGGCTAGCCGCTGGTTTCGGTGCCGGCTTTGTGTCGTCTTGTCGCGCTAAAACCTCGTTTTGGCTTGCAATTGCTTTAGAAATACCAAACCCCATGTAACCCAATGCACGGCCTAACGCGCTAGTCATACCAACCATAAATTCACTGTTTTTTGTGTATGGGGTTTTGCCCGGGTATGGCTCTGCTGCGGTAGCAATGCTTGGAATTGGGTCGGTTTCGTCGCGCCAAACGGTAACGGTGCAACGGTAAAACGTTGAGCCGTCGGGCATGGTCACCACTTCGGCGCTGGTCTCTTGAATACGCAAATTCGGGTGTTTTTTTAATGCTTCGGCTAAGCGCGTAGGTACGTCTACATAATTGTCAATGTTAAAAGCCATGTGTCGGGTCTCTTTCGTGTCGGGTTTAAATTGCTGCGGGCAAAGTATCCATTGGGTGTAACAACTTTTGCGGCGTCATAAAGCACGGTGCTGGCATGTGTTCGGCCCAACGTGTGGGGTGCCATGTTTCGTACAATGTTTGCCAACCGCGCAACACTACAACACGGTCTACTGTGTCAAGTGTGGCAAGTACGTAAATTGCTGGTTTGTCGCTTTCATGGGTAAGTAGACAACCGTTACCGCGCAATGTGCTTCGAACTTCATAACCGCCAACGTCGTAAGCGTTTTTGTTGTATTGGGTGTGGCCCCAATCTATGCGTAAATGTTTTGCTAACGCCATTTCACCTATGCAACCAATCTTGTGTGCTTTTAAGGCGTTGGGTGGCTGTATTCCGTAGTTATGTTTGGCGCCGGCTTGGTCTGCCCAATCTAAACGTAATTGCGCTACCGCGTAGGCGTAAGTTATTTCGTTTTGCGTTAATCGTATTTGTACCATGGTTAGCCGCCTAACGCTTCAATTGCCTCGCTAACGGTTTGCCAGCCTGTTGCGTCGCCGCTTAGGTCTAGGTCTGTTGCAACGCGCTTTAGTCGGGCTATTAGGTCTGCGTGTTTTGGTTTGTACGGTATGTGTGCTGGTCTGCAAATTTCATCTAACAAATTTTTTATGACTGCTTCGTGTCTTTGCAGGGCTGTTTGTGTCGGGTCTTGCATGTGTCGGGTTTCCTTTGTTTAGTTTGCTGTTTTCCATGGTAGCCAACCGCTGTTGTTCCAAATGGCAACCATGGCTTTTGTGTTTGTTAC